TTGATGGGCTTGCTCATAGAGTGACATTGACCGCTCCCGTTCAGGCCACCTTGGCAGGTATTGCATTCACGATTGTCGGGACTAACGCTAATGGCGCTGCCCAGACTGAAGTGATTGCAGCTGGTCCTGCAAGCGGAGCAACAGTGAGTAGCACTCAGTTCTTCCTTACTGTTGAAACTATACAGCCTAGCGCCACTATGGGTACTAAAGTCTTATCGGTAGGCTTATTGAGTGAAGCTGTGGGTTATTGGGTCAATTTAGAAAACACGATGTCTGCCCCGATGGTCATGGTCGGCGTCACTGGAACGATAAATTATAGCGTGTTCCAAACGCCTGCGAATATCTTTGATGCTCCAGAGCGAGATGCTATCTATACGTCAATCGGAATGCCGATTACGGGCCTTGCGGCTGCTACAGCTAATGCTTTGGCTGCAGGTGGCGAAAGTTGTCGAGCCATTATGCTCCGCGTTAATTCATTTACTGCAGGCGCGACCATCACGGTGTACATCAACAACTCAGGTGGAGGTTACTAATGACAATTAAGTATATGTCTGAATTTGACTTCCCTTCTGATTTCGGCTTTACAAAATCCTCATCTCCAGCGAAAATGAGTCGTGGCGGCATGAGAAATCTACGTGACGAAGAGTCTCGCGTTATTGGGGTTCAGGATAATGCAGCTGATGAAATGCGTAGAGTATCTGGGCGTAAGTCTAATGACGCTGCAGAGCGTAAAGATAAACGTGCTCAAATGGATCGTGTTAGCTCGCGTGAGCGTAACGCCCGTGATGAGATGACTAGATTGCGCGGTGAAGCTAGAAATGGCTTTAAGGCAGCTAAAGGCGGTTCTGAAAAGGACTGGATAAAAGGTGCTGTAAAAAAGCCGGGTGCTCTTCGTGAGTACATGGAAACTCCTGAAGGGCAAAGCATTTCCAAAAGCAAGTTAAATAAAGTTGCTTCTGGCAAACCAGCTATAGTGGGTGGTCCTAAGCCATCTGCTAAAACGATGAAGCGAGCAAATCTTGCTAAATCATTTTCCAAAATGAAATAAGGATACTTAGACATGGGTATGAAATCAAAAGGGTACGCTAAGGGCGGCATGAAATCAAAAGGCTATGCAAAAGGTGGCATGAAGCAGGGCTTTAATGCTCGTTTGGACGACTCAATGGGCTCTAAGAATGGATCAAAGAGTCAATCTATGAAGTCTCGCCGGAATGAAAGCGAAGGCATGGAGAAATCTATGGGTAAGCGTAAGTTTTCTGGCAATAAAATGATGGACGTAGGATCTTCTAAAGGCGCTGTAGGTTCAGCAGAGATGAAAGAATTTAAGAAAATGGGCACCATGAAGAACAGCTGGTAGATTTACTACTGAGCTTCATAGGGTTTGCTGAATCAGCACTCCATACATTTACATTAATATGGAATTTATATGGCTTATTCGGGAAACATTGGGGTTAAAACATTTAATGCGCTGAAAGTCGTAGACCACGCTTTTCGCAGATGTCGCCTGCCTGCTCAGGCCATAACTTCAGAAATGCAAGAATACGCTCTTGATTCTCTGACATTCATGCTCGATGAGCTGGCCAATATACGGACACCATCTTGGTGCATAGAGCAGCAAATACTGCCTCTTTACGAAAATAATCAAATTGTGAAGCTTCCAAAGGGCACAATTGACGTTTTAAACCTAAATTTAAACGTACTTCAAGAGCTAAGTGGCACTGTAACATCCACAAATACCTCTTATTTAGTTAATTTTACTACCTCCACAATAGTCAATTTCATTGGAATTAAATGGTCTGCGAACGCTATTCCAGTCAATTTTCAGACTAGTTCAGACAATGCTGCTTGGACTACGGTAGGAACTTCGACTAGTCTTGATTTATCAACCAATGCGACAGCGGTTGCTGGTAATATTACTTGGACTCAAATTAATGGCGCTTTAGCCAAGCAATACTTTAGAATCGTACCAACTGATGGTGCTTCTACTATCTCTTCCTCCCGAATTACGTTAGGAAATATGCCTCAAGCCATTCCTCTTGGCTTATTGAGTAGAGATAATTATGTAAACCAAAGCAATTTAGTTTTTGCTGGGCGTCCTAGCAGCTTTTATTATCAGCGTGATATTCCTCAGCCAGTTGTTAATTTATGGCCAGCGCCTAACGCTGCGTCTGAAAAGTTTCAATTAGTGCTCTGGCGTCACCGCCAAATAATGGATACCGACAACTTACAGCAAGAGATTGATATACCTAATCGGTGGTTAGAGGCTATAATCAATGGGTTAGCGGCTAGGGTATGCGCTGAAACACCCTCTGCAGATGCTCAACTTATGCCAATGCTCGATGCTAAAGCAACAATGAGTATGCAACGAGCTTGGGATGGCGATAATGATGGATCTGCAATTCAAATCAATCCAGGAATAGGGGTTTACACAGCGTGAGCATTTATCTGGACCCAACGGGTCAGCCTACATTTGGTATTGCGATATGTGCTAGATGCTCTATTAAATTTCTATTATCAGAACTTTCGCCTGATCCTAACTTTCCGGGATTAATGGTGTGTGAGGCTGATAAGGATAGATTAGATCCTTATTTATTACCTCCTAGACGCCCGGATCAAATTGTTTTGCCGTTTAATCGGCCTGATAAGAACATAGATACTCGCCCATCAGGCGTTATTCAAGAAGCTGGTGATGAGTTTATTGTCACTGAAGATGGCAATAAATATCTGGAGATGAATTAAATGACAGCAGATGTTCCAAGCAATTTAATACCCAGTAGAGTTACCCAGCTCCCAACTGCACCTGTGGCATCGCCTGATGGCTTGTTGCTGTTTACTTATCAGGGTGTTAGCTACCAGATTCGTGCTGGAGACCTTTTACAAGTTACAGGCGTGCCAACTACTCGCAAAGTTCTAGCAGGAACCGGGATGACGGGCGGTGGCTCATTAGCTTCTGATGTTACTCTAAGTATTGCCAATGGAGGCGTTGGCAGTGTGCAACTTGCAAATAGTGGAGCTACTGCTGGAACTTATGGAGATGCAGGCAATATACCTGTCGTCACTGTAGACGCTACAGGCCGTATTACGGGAGTTACTTCAGTCGCAGTGTCTGTCTCTGGATATGTACCGATTGCTCGTCAAATAATCGCTGGCGCAGGATTACAGGGAGGTGGAAATCTCAACTCTAACGTGACGCTAACTGCCGATTTTGAGGACACTGCTCCGCTGACTGGAACCACTAATGGTTCAGCAGGAACTCTAAACGAGCTATCTAGGGGAGACCATCGTCATCCTCCTGTTAACCTTAACGATCAAAATCAAATTGATGGAACATTGCCGATAGATCAGGGTGGCACAGGCCGAGCTAATACGTCAGTCCCTGGGGCCATTGCTTATGGCGCAGGTAATCAAATAGCATTAGGACCAGCAGGTGTAAATGGTCAGGTATTAATCTCAGGTGGAACTGGAACCCCAACATGGGGCTCTGCTCTGGTAATTACCGACCAAGCTGCTAATTTAATTTACGGTGGGCCAGCATCTGGAGCAAACGCTCCAACATTATTTAGATCATTAGTTAATGCAGATTTACCAGCATCTGGAGCAAATGCAGGAACCTACGGCTCTTCAACCGCTATACCAGTCATTACTGTAAATGCTAAAGGCGTGGTCACCAACGCCACTACAACCTCTTTCACGGCAGGGTTAAGCTTCCAAGGCACTTGGAATGCTGCAACAAACTCTCCGTCTTTATCGTCTGGTACAGGAACAAATGGTCAGTATTACATTACGAGCGTTGCTGGAAACACGAATCTTGACGGCATAACTGATTGGCAAGTTGGAGACTGGGCTGTATTTAACGGCACAGCATGGCAGAAACTTGATCAGTCTAACACTGTAGTTTCGGTGAATGGCCAAACTGGCGCTGTAAACCTAACTCAAATAGCTAATGTGGCAGGTGGTGCAGCTAACCGAATAGTTTTTAACACAGGTGCAAACACTACGAACTTTGTGGTAGCGCCCACATCGGCTGATACTTTCTTAAAATGGAATGGCTCTGCTTTTGTTTGGAATTCAGCGGTGACCGCTGCGGTAACGAGCTTTAGTGGTGGATCGACCGGGTTAACACCAAGTTCGTCAACAACAGGCGATATTACTGTCGCAGGAACTTTGGTAGCGGCCAATGGCGGCACTGGATTAACGTCAGCTGGAACCAGTGGAAATGTGTTAACATCGAACGGCACAACTTGGACATCTGCTACACCGGCGGCTGGCGTAACACTTGATGATGTCGTGGCGTTGGCTGTGGCTTTAGGATAGGAGAGAATAAGATGGCAAATACATTTACACGTAAACTGTCCAGGGGTATCGGCACTGCGCTGACCGCTGTTGGTAGTTATACAGTGGGATCTTCAACTCAGACTACTGTTATCGGTTTAACAGTGTCTAACACCAGCGGATCGACTGTAAACATTGATGTGACGCTTAATGATGGGACCAACGACAATTACATAGTTAAAGATGCTCCTGTCCCAGTAGGAGGAGCTCTAGTACCTGTAGGCGGTAATCAAAAGATTGTTATGATTACTGGCGACTCAATAAAAGTTAATTCAAGTGCGGCATCATCAGTTGACGCTGTCCTATCAATTCTGGAGATAACCTAATGTCTAATCCCTACATTGGTAATTCGCCTACAGATATACCGCTAACGACTGATCAGCTAGGTAATGGTATAGTAACCACTGCTAAACTAGCTTCTCCAATAGCTCCAACTATTGTGGGAGGAACTATAGATAACACGCCCATTGGGGCAACCACCAAAAATACAGGTTCTTTCACTACTGTAACTGCAACCACTGGAATAACTGGCGGTTCTTTCTAATGATTTTAATGAGCGGAGGCTAAAATGGCTGAAACAGGATTTACACCAATTCAACTTTATCGAACTGCGACTGCTTCAGCTGCTCCTTCAGCTGCTAATCTGAACGCGGGAGAGCTTGCTATCAACACCAATGATGGCAAATTGTTCTATAAAAATTCAGCAGGTGCTGTTGCTGTAATTGCATCTACGGGCGGTTCAACAGGAACTGTTAGCTCCGTGGGGGTTGTTGGTGGAACTACAGGATTAACCACTTCAGGCGGTCCTATAACCACATCAGGTAATATTACACTTGCTGGAACATTAGTACCTGCAAATGGCGGCACAGGAGCTAATTCTCTAGCAGCGAACAACGTAATCTTGGGTAACGGCACCTCAGCGGTTCAGGTGGTTGCCCCAGGTACATCAGGTAACGTCTTAAAGTCTAACGGCAGCACATGGGCATCAGCAGCTGAAGCGGCAGGTTATCCAGCGCCATCGTTAATAGCATCAAGTGCAACTGTTACCTCGGCAACATTTCAAGTCGCTACTGCTGGGGGTATTACAATTACTCTACCTGCATCTCCTTCAGCTGGAGACTATGTGGTCGTAAAAGACGGCACAGGCGCAGCGGCTACTACTAACTTCACAGTAGCTCGAAACGGATCAAACATTGCTAGTTCTGGAACGGACCTAACATTTGATAAGAACTTTGCTGAAATCGTGATGACGTATGTCAACAGCACCATCGGTTGGAGCGTATAGATGAGCAATCTGTCAGAGTTATTACCCTCTGGCGGTGGCCAGAATGCGGTTGATTTCGTGGCGTCTGGTACGCTGCCGAATGGTAAGCCCGTTGTTTTAAAAGCCAATGGTCAAGTTGAGGTTGTTGGTATAGGCTCTACATCAGTACCGCAAAACATTCCAGCGGGTTCGCAAACTAATGTTAATGGTACAAGTTCTTCATTTAAACCTAGAGTTTCATTTGATCCAAACACTGTAGGAAAATGTGCCGTACTGTTTAGAGATGATAGTGTTGGTGATTATGGTAAAGTAGCTATCGGAACTATTTCAGGGACAACAGTTACTTTTGGAACTCCTGTAACATATAGAGACACTAGCTACCAAAACCAAGCTCAAGCTATCGCTTACAACCCTAATGTCGCAAACCAGTTAATGGTTTTTTACAACTTAGCAAGCCCCAATAACTGCTACTCAAAAGTAGGGACAGTCTCTGGGACTTCTATAAGTTTTGGTTCGGCAGTGCAATTTAAGTCAGGGGCGGGATACTCGCTAAATGTGTCCTTTGACCCTAAAACCGCAGGAAAGTTTGTACTGGTGTACGCAGATACTAGTAACAATAGTTATGGTACAGCGATTGTAGGTACTTTATCTGGCACTACCGCTTCGTATGGAAGTGCCGTAGTGTTTAATTCTGTTTACAGCCTCTATACTACTATTTCATATGACTCTAACACAGCAGGAAAGTGCCTTGTAGCATATTCCTCAGATAATTCTAGTAGAACAGGTAAATCGATTTTAGGTACTGTAAGTGGGACTAGTATATCTTTTGGATCATCAGCGACTTTTAATTCTGGAGTTACTGATTATACGTGCGTTGCGGCAGATCCTAACACAGCAGGTAAATATGTAATAGCCTACAAACACACCAACGATCAAATGGGTTATGCCATAGTAGCGTCAGTTAGCGGTTCAACAGTTTCCTACGGAACACCTGCTGTGTTTAGTACAATAGAGTCTGATCGAATTGGAATAGCTTGTGACCCCAATACCACAGGTAAGTTAGTTATAGTGTCTCAAGAGGTTAGTGCTGGCCGACATGGTCAAGCACATGTTGGTACTATATCTGGAACGTCTTTAACCTTCGGCAGTGCTCAAGAATTCTCTGCAAGTGAAGTGCAAGAAAATAGGGTAGCTTTTAACCCATCTTCAGCTTCAGCAGGGCAGTTTTTAATAACTTTTAATAATGGTGGTATCGCTAGGTCGATACTAGGTCAAATAGCAGCCACTGCCCAAGTAACCAACCTAACCGCCACCAACCTTCTGGGTATCTCAGCAGGTGCAATATCCAGCGGAGCTACGGGCACTATTAACCTGTT